GTCTACATAAAGAGTGTTTGTGTCTACTGTTAAATCGCCACTAACTGTAAGACTTGACAAAGTACCTACGCTTGTGATGTTTGTTTGTGCAGCAGTTAAAACGCTCCCTGTCAAATCACCTGTTACATCTCCAGTTAAGTCACCTGTAACATCCCCAGTAAGATTTCCAGTCACGTTTCCTGTTACATTACCTGTTAAGTCTCCAGTCACATCTCCTGTTAAATTACCTGTAACATTCCCTGTAACATTACCTACAACTCCACCTGTATGTGTACCGCTTGAATCACCTGTCAAATCACCTGTTACGTTGCCTGTTAAATTACCACTAATAGTAACCGCATCTAAGTCATTAATAACTAAGTCCCCTTTGGCGTACCCTGTACCCGCAGTGTCTACTGTTGAGGTTGGCTCTACTTCTAAGCCCTTAAATAGTTTAAACTTATCGCTGTCAGAAGCATCTTTAAACAGACCCGAGTATTTAGTAGTAACGCCTGAATCTAAACTGTATTTTCCGTATAAACCTACGTCTACGCTGTTTTCACTATTGTCTCTTGCAAGTTCAATAAGTGGGTCTTCGACTGAAAGGGTGTCTGTGTTTACAGTTGTAGTTGTACCATTGACTGTAAGGTTTTGAGCGATTGTTAAACTACCACCTAAAGAAACGTCGTTTGGTAAACCTACTGTAACAGTACCGCCCGAACCTAAAGTAACGCCACCACCTGTAACCTCAATTTCATTTGCTGTACCCTGAATAGTAAGCGAAGTGTCGCCTTGTACTGCGGTGTTTGCAGTTGAACCATAGTCTACGCTAATTGTAGGACTTGACCCTTCTCCTGAATTACTACCTATTGTAACCCCTGTACCTGTACCTAAACCACTTACATAATCGCCTGTGGTGTCTGTACCTAAAGCAACAGAGTTAGCTTGTATTGTAGCTGTAATATCTGCGTCTGTACTTCCATCAAAAGATACCGACCCTGAAACGTCTCCGCTTAGTGATATTGTACGAGCTGTTTCTAAAGCACTTGCTGTATCTGCGTTGCCTGTAACATCGCCTGTTACATTCCCTGTCAAGTTTCCTGTAACGTCACCTGTCACGTCGCCTGTAACATCTCCCGTTACGTTTCCTGTTAAGTTTCCAGTTACATTCCCCGTTACGTTGCCCGTAAGGTCGCCAGTTACATCACCAGTGACATTACCAGTTACATTTCCTGTTAAATTTCCCGTAGTGTCACCCGTTAAATCTCCAGTGACATTTCCAGTGACGTTTCCAGTCAAATCACCTGTTACGTCACCTGTGACATCACCAGTAACATTGCCTGTTAGATTGCCAGTGACATTTGTGGTGATAGAGCTTGGTAGTCCTACTGTGAATGATTGGTCTGTTAAACTTACCTCTACTTCATTTGCAGTACCTTCAATAGTTAATGTCTGAGAGTCTAAGTCAACTGAGGAGGTTGTAGTTCCATCAGTAATATCTAAGTCTTCAGCAGTAACCTGAGCGTCTACATAAGCAGTTGTAGCCACTTTAGTGCTATTGTCGTTTAATGATTGAGTTGTAGCTGTAACGCCATCAGCAAGAACTGAAGTAGCCGTGACAGTCCCTGTAGTATTTCCTGTAACATTACCAGTTAAATCTCCTGTTACATCACCAGTTACATCACCTGTTAAATCTCCAGTTACGTTTCCAGTGATATTTCCTGTGACATTACCAGTTACGTTCCCAGTTACATTTCCAGTCAAATCACCTGTGACATCTCCTGTAATATCTCCTGTGACGTTACCTGTCACATTACCTGTTAAATTACCAGTCACGTTACCTGTAACGTCTCCTGTTACATCTCCAGTAACGTCTCCTGTCAAGTCTCCCGTTACATTTCCTGTTACACTACCAGTTAAAGTTCCACCAGTTAGTGTAGCAGTACCATCGGTTAAAGTACCCCCTGTAATAGTCCCTGATACTGTTGGCGAATCAACCAATCCTACAGTAAGTGTTTGACCACTCGCAGAAGTTTCTATTTCATTAGCTGTTCCAGCTATATCTAATACTTGGCTATCTAAGTCAACAGCACCTGTTCCATTGTCTCCTTGAAAGTCTAAGTCTTGAGCTGTAACATTTGTATCAACGTAGTCTTTTACCGCAGCACTTGTTGGGACTGTAGTGTCGTTATCGTTATTACCTATTCCGTCTGCTTCGTCTACAAATTTAGTTACAGTGATATCTTCTCCTGTGTCTTTGAGAGAGCCGAAAGATACAGTTCCTGTTGCAGTTACCTGACCATCATTACTAAGTGTAACGCCAGTTGAATTACCAGCACCATCAGTAATTTCTACAGCACCGTCAATAGCTTCATTATCCGAAGTCTTCAACAGCCCTTCGTAAGTATCTTTTATTTTCTGATTAGTTAAACTTGCCATTTATTTTGTTTTTAATAGGTCTTTCTTATTTACTTTCGATTCTTTGTTTAAGTATTCTTTTAACTTAATTACGTTTTCCTTTTTAGGTTTATACTTGCTTATAGATTCCATCCGTGAAATAATGCGTCTTTGTCTGGGTAAATATCTTCATTGCTATTCGTGTAATACTCTGGAAACTTAGAATTTGCATTAAAGCTCATATAATCTATAAATCTTTGAGTATAATACTCAGCATAATCTCTCTCTCTACTAATTAATAAATCAACCTCTTCTTTGTTAGCGATTGAGCTATTCTCAGAATTATGCTTATATACGCCACCATTAGCGATTGTATATGCTGCAAATGGCAAGTATTCTGCCATAGCAAAATGAATAAGCATAGGTTGAATATAATCATTTACAAGATTTAGGTAATCACCTGTTAGATTGCCGTCAATAATATCTTGACTAATCTTATCATATAAGTCAGTGCCCATATAATTCCTAACGTGAATCTCTTGTGCTATCTTGATGAACTGAATGAATTTATCGGTGTCTACCGAACCACTCATCGCAGTGTTCTTTATAAGGTCAGCTCTCTTTATGAATAATGCAGTTGCCATATTAGTCTTCTTCTTCTATTTGAGGTTCTTCATCGACTTGGTCTCTTTTGACACCAGTCTCTTTTTCTATTTCACTTTCAGATATGGCGTTAGTTAAATCAGTGAACTCAAGTGGTTGTAATGTCTTAAAGTATATATCTAATTCAATTCCGTTATACATAAGGACTTTCTCAAGCTCATCTAAGATTGTTACTTGCATAGGGCGAATAACAGTGTTATCCATAAGTACAGAAGCCGTTTGGAGCTCTTCTGCGTTGTTTCCAAGCCCAGTAGAGTCTTTTATACCAACGAGCATAGGAGAGACGATTCTGTGCGATACCATTACCTTTCTCATAGATTCATCAGACAAGAATTGATACTGCTGATGAGCGTCAGATAACTGTACAGGGTCTATTGTAGCTGCAAGTTCTTTAGAGTCGTTAAACGCCAAGATAAATCTACCTGCGTTAGAACTACCGCTAAACTTCTCTACGATACTTCTTTCAATCATTTCTCTTTGCTCTTCTGCTGGAACTCCATTATTGAAGTTAATAAGCATAGATGGAGCAAGTCCATTTTGAATGTTATTGATATGATAGTTTGCAATCTCTTCTTCCAGCTCTGCATACTGTAAACCACCCTGATAATCTACTGGCGAATAGTATTTGTAACCAGCACGATAAGGCTTGATATATAGTATCTCAAGTGGCGACTTAGAGAAACCAAATGCAGGTATTCTCTTTAGCTTATCAGATTGCTTATATTCCTCCCAATTAGAATGGTAGAAGTAAGCCTCTATCTCGCCTTTTGAATTGCACTTCTCAGCTCTAAGTGTCTCTACAGGCATATGCTCAACTTGAGCAATCTTTTTTCTGTCTTTGGTGTATATGATTTGAAGTGCAGCTTGACCCATCATTTTGTAGTCATAGCATATCTTCTTCATACAATCTTTAGTAAATAGTTCTTTCATCTCATCATACTGACTTTGATTATTATCGCCATCAGTAGCATCAAGTCCTTTACCGTAAATCATTTCCGCAATACCGTTGATTGCAGCGTTGTTTGTTGGCGAACCATTATACCTATCAATTAGGTACTCAAAGTAGTTGTTATCATCGCCATAAGAAACCCAGTCTTGATTACTGTATTCTTTTATGTCTGGGCGTGAGTAAGACTCAAGGTTTACGATATGTATTTTACCGTTCTTTACTTGAGGTTTAACTCTTCTATTTGTGTTTCTTCTCGACTTACTCATAATATAACATATTCGTTGTTATAAGTTGACTCTATTACATAATCGTTTTTATTAGGGTCATACTTATCGTAATCCGTTTGGTCTGTACAGAATATCATACCTTCGTATAATTCTCCGTCAATATCACTTAATTTAATTGTGTAAAATGTACCTTCTTTTAAATAGAACACCGATGTTATAGTTGAAAATACATCGGCATATGCAAACACGAAATCTGGGTCTTGATTCCAGTTTACGTCTAATTCATTAAAGTAAAAGTCTGTTGTGTGCCAATAATACTCAGAGACGTAGTTAGACTCTCTGTTAGTTGACTTGTCAATCAGAGTCATTGTAACAACTCCGTTGTTCTGTCTTCTTGGTATAACTTTCAGCACTTGTGTGCTATTAGATGTAGTTAAGACGTGCATACTAAAATAATAAAAACAGCACTTTTTGTTTTCATTGTATAAAAAAATAGGGGATGTAAAACACCCCCTATCAGATTTATAACCCTATTAAATTTATGAAGGGTCTCTTTGAGTAGACTCAGAAGCAGTAGCACTTGACATACCTGCAAATGGGTCTGCGTCAGTACCACCATCAACGAATGAAGGCATACGGAGTTCGTTTGCAGTTAGCGTAAGTGTATATCCGTTCAAATCACCCATAGCAGTACCAGTAACCGCAGTACCACCAGTAACATCAGCACCATTCTCAGCACCAACTAATAAGAACTTATCATCGAATGTTTGTACAACAACGTGAGGGCGACCATAAGCCATCAACTTCAATTCTTTGTTATCCTCTTTAGTCAGTTTGAATAAGGTCATATTTACGACTTGCTCGAAGAATGTAGTTCCGTTCTCAAGAGAAGACGTAATGTTAGTTTCAAGGGAAGAATTACCTTTGACATCGTAAGAGTGGTAAGTGAAAGTTCCTGTCATATCAGTGATTTCATCGCTACTACCAAATGTTAGCGAACCTAAATCACCAAAGTCAACAAAGTGAATTTTCTTAATACCACCAACGGCATCTTTACAAGGTCTTAATCTTCCGCCAGTTAAATCACAAGCCATATTATAAGTATTAAAAAGGGGGTGGGTTTAGCACCCCCATATTAGACGATTAATTATTAGGTGTAAAGAACGATGTCAGAACCGATACCATATTGGACACCAGCAGTGAATCGCATTACGATACGAACATTTTGACTTCCGTCAAGGTCAGCCATATCAATAACTTTAACCTCGTTGTGGTCAGCTAATAGACCAGTACCAAAGTACAAGTTAGATGTTTCCGCAGCTACAGCATCATTATCAGCAAGACCGTTAGCAACGAACAAAGGAATACCTTGAAAGTTCATTTCAGTCTTACCAACGTGATACAAGTCACGATATCCTAAAGCAGCTTGTGCAGATACATAAGCCTTAGCGATGTTTGAAGAAACGTAGATTTTCAAATCTTCTTTTCCGTAAACAGCAGAAGGAATTGCATCAACGATTTTTCCAAGTTCAGCGATTACGTTAGCAGAAGTAACAGTAGTACCTGTAACATCTACAACAGTTCCGTCAGCAGCTAACAAAGTAGATAGACCGTCAAACTCACCAGCAGTAGCGTCAGTACCCTGCCAGATGTTTTGCTCAGTTTGCTCTGCAACTTTAGCAGCAACGTGACCGATTAGGAAATCAGCGAATTTAGGAGGTAGGTTGTCATAGGCAGAATAACCCATTTGAACAGCTTCCCAGTCAGAACGGAAATCCTTCTTACAAAGCTCAAGGTTTACTTGAAACTCTTCAGGTTGGAGAATACGCTCTGTCAAAGTCAAAGAACCAGCATCAGTAAAATCACAAGAAGCGTTTCCAATAAGACCGCTTGTCGCAACTTTCTTTACAACTTCTTTGTACTTTACATTAGGCTTTACAGTAATACCGCCATTTGCGATTGTATTACCGCTTAATAGAGCAGCAGAGATGTACTTTCCAGCAAACTCTCCTGCGTATGTAGTAGTAATTGATGGAGTTGGCATAATTTATTTATTATTTAGTTTATTTTGGACATTACTCGGTCAAGTGTCGAAAGAGGGCGATTTTGACCGAACTTAAAGCCCTCGTTTTTTTCTTGTTTTTCTTCTGGATTGTGTGCAAGAGGCTCAACTGCTGGTTCAGCAGATAGCTTCTCAATTTGCGCACTCAATTCAGCTTTTTCTTGCTCGTAAGATTCTTTTTCCTTACCCATTTCACCTTTCATTGACTCAATCATATCTTTGAGTTCAGCGATTTTAGAATCGAATTCGGATTTAGAAACATATTTTTCTTCTTCTAACTCTTCTTCTTCCTCAACCTCTTCTTCAGTTTCCTCAGCTTCTTTTTCAGCTTCGTCTTCTTCAGCGAGTTCTTGCTCAGTAGATTCGTCAGATAGTTCTGTAGCTTCTTCAGCTACTTCGTCTTCAGACAATACAACTTCTTCCTTGACTTCAACTTCAGGAGCAACTTCTTCAGCAGATACTTCTACGTTTTCTACTTCTTCTTTTACCTCTTCGGAATTAATCATAGAAAGTTTCTGCATAATGTCTTTTAAAATAAGAGTTGCTTTACCTTCCATAATAAAAATTTAACTTTAAAGTATATAATAATAACTAATAATAATTCCTCTGTTAGATTTTGCCTACACCTTGAGCTCTTAATGTTCCATCACAGCACTTGCGTGAGTAGGTTCTACCGTTTTTGCAGAGACAACCACGTCTTGAATTGCGTGGAGATGTTCTGCTTGGTGTTTCT